GCTTTACCACCTAGAAGTTTCTTTACTTCTTCCAAAAATAAACTTAGACGTTTCAGATTTTCTAATTCTTGTTCGTTAGGGGTATTGTCGTATTCACGGTGGTCTGTGAACGTCAATTCCTCAAGGGTGAAGTGCGGAGTTAAATTCATGGCGTGGGTATAGATTTGTGAAGAAGATCGTCTTTGCGCTGGCTTCCGGCAGATGATCCAAAATAAAAGGCAATGATGCCTGTCCAAGCCGTGCCAAGCGAGCCAAGCATAAGCATCAAAGCATCGCTGGTCTTGAAATGTTCAGTCATCAAACCGATCAAGATGCCAAAGAAACCACAAGTGACAATGATTGCCATGCCGCCGGGTATATAAGATTGAGTTGTCGCTTGCATTTCCCGCGCTGATTTGCGGTCATCAACGGCAATCTTTTCAAAATCCAGCCCAAGTTCCTGCGCCCGTGCCGCCATTGCCAATTCAGCGGTTTTAATCTGTGCAATCTGGTCAGCAGTTAATTTGCCCTCGCTGATGGTCTTTGTAACGTCTTTGGGGTCAATGCCAACAGCTTTGCTGATTGCGTCCACAGCAAGCCCTGCAAGAGGCCCACCAAGCGCAGTTGCAATTGTCGGCGCAATTTGTTTTAGCCAATCCATCATTCATCCTTTCGTTTTTCTTGCTCAATCTGTCGGCGCAATTCTTGCACCTTGGTTAATTCAACTTTTACATCATGTTTGGCAATCAATATATCAATATAAAGAAATCCAAGCAAGGGAAGTAATAACCCAATTAAGACACAAGCGGCAATCCAGCCCATTATATTTTTTGCCACCGATTGAGGAGAATCAGCCACAGCCAAACGTAAAGGAGGAGGAAAGCCGTTGCCAATAGATACGCCACTTTTATCTGAAGACTTCTTTCCTTTTGCCTGTGTAGCCATGCGTCCCGCCTATCTTGTGCTTCTTGCGCCAGCCGTGCTTTGGTTTGTTGTTCTTGCATTTTGCCGCGCAATTCAAAAGTTTGAGTGTACAAATCAGCCAAGCCGGGCGTTTGATACACCATGATTTCCCGAATCGTTACTTCTAATTCAGACATTTGCTGTTGGCACAAAATTCTATGCATCGCTGAATTCATCAATTCCGCATTGGTCATGTTTGGATCATAGATTTCTGCTTTCAATTCTTCAGCCCTCAAATATTCGTTAAGCTGGTCTTGTAATGCAAAAAATTCTGTTAATTGATTAACAATATCGGATGCGGCTTGAGCTTCTGTATAAGCAATGTATTTTTCTTTTTTCTTCGCTTTCGCCACAGGCTTGGTTGGTTTGCTGAACCATTTTTGCCACCATGATTGCACTGCTCTTGCGTCTGAAATGATTTCATCGGCGGTTGATTTGACTTCAAGGAAAGATTCTTTGGCTTGTTTGTAAAGTGTCGCGCCTTGTCTAATAGCCGCCACGCAACTATTTGCCATGACAAGAAGCGTGATAGGGTCAATTTACAGCCCCAATATTTTCTTAACAAATTCTGCCGCTACGCCCGGCCCAAAAAGAACTGCAACAATCACAGCATAAAGCAAATATTCAATCTTGGTCATGCGCTTGTCGCCATCTGCAAAGGATTCTTGAATGGCTTTATATCTTTCAGCACAAATTTTTTCATGTGATGACAAGTTTGCCTCAACTTCTGAAACCATTTTTAAATCACTCATGCGTCACCTAAAGAATTTGCCTACCATCCAACAAACTACGCTGAACCTTTCGCCCTCTTCCACATCTTCCACGCCGTGCATTATGAAAGATGGAAACACCAGCACAGTGCCTTTGGTCTGCGGTGGATAGTAACGATTTTGCCCGTCTTGCAAGAAGAACTTGCCGCCCTTGAAATTATCGTTCAAGAACGCTAATACCGTCAATTTGCGGCATTCATCCCCATGTTGCAAAAAAGTGTCCACATGAGCTTGATAGCGACCACCAGCAGGGTATGCAAGGAACTCAGCTTGATTGGAATGAGTAACGTCAAAGTTCCACATTTGCTTGTTTGCCCACAGACCAGCCGCCGCCAACCGACCTCCAATGTCTTTGTATGTCGGCAACATCACACGAGTGACATTGCGAATAGATGTATCAATTTGACCATTGCCTATGTGAGGTGGTTCTTTTGTCAATCGGTTTTGTGTGTACAGCTTAACTAGGGAATCACAGGCTTCAGATGTCAAAATGTCGTTGTAAACCCAATGCCGCATTTCAGTTGATGGCAAATTAAGTGCTGGTCGCTTGTCAAATTTCCATTCAGCGTGTTGACCATCAGCATCAACGTAATGCAGGAACACTTGCGCTTGCCACTTCCCCTCTGTGTATGTCTCACGCCAATGATGCTTGTCCATGCCCCTGTAAAGCACAGCATCGCCCACAGCCATGTCAATCTTGTTTGAGTTAGTTTTACCCTTATCACCCATGTAAATAGGCCACACATTGCCATCAAATCCAAGAGTCAATGTTGCGCTAATTTCGCACGATTCGCGGTCAGTGTGAATAGTTAAATCTTCGCCGGGCGCATACAACCGCGCATAAGAATATGTGGGATAAAGCCGTTTGCCAGATGCTTTTTCAAAGTGCGGCAACAAATCAATCAGCAATTTGTCAAATGCCATTGCGCCATGCACCGCCTCGGATGTCGGACATTGCTCATCTTTGACCGTCTTCTGCTCTGCAACCAAACGCTTGAGTTCAATGGTCAGATCGCGGCAGTTGTCTTTATCAAGAAATTCCTTGAGGTGGACATACTTTTCAACAACAAAGTGGCTGAGTTGGTCACACATTAGTAAAACTCCTCGAGGATAACTACACCTGACGCACCAGCGCCGCCTCCAGCACCGCCTAGACCGCCGGAACCGCCGCCGCCGTAAGCATTACCCGCATTGCCTACTCCAACAGTACTCTTTGGAGCCGCTCCACCACCAAAAATAGAACTTCCTCCAATACCACTGGAGAAAGGATATGAGCCTGCTCCACCGGCTCCGCCAGTAAAGTTTAAAGTTCCACCTGATCCTGCGCCGCCTGCGCCAGCAGTACCCACAGTAACAGGAGATCCGGGGCTAGAAGCACCGCCAGCAGAACCCGCAGTTGCTGTAATAACAGTTATAGGAGCCGCGCCAAAAGATGAGGATGCGCCAGCCGCTCCAACGGTATATGGTTGTGGGCCGGGCAATGACGGTGCAGGGTAAACAAAAGTAGATGCACCACCGCCACCTCCACCGCCACCTCCTATAGGTGCTGACCCAGTGGGTTGAACACTGCCTGCTCCACCGGCTCCACCGCCGCCAACGACAGTCACTTTGATGCCTTTAACAAATGCTGGTTTTGTCCAAGTGCCGGGCGATGTATAAACGTTTAAAACAGGCGCAGGGCCACCTTGCACGGCTGATGAAACCCATGCTGTTCCATTAGCAGTTAACACGTTATTTGCAGTTGCGGCAGGAACTGATGTCATTGCAGAAGTGCCAGCACCAACAAGAATTGCACCCGATGCAACTGTGGCTACACCAGTACCACCGTTTGCCACTGGAACTTGGTTATACAAGTTTGCCGCCGCATTGAGTTGCCCTGATGAGTTAACACCATTTGCAAGTTGTGAAAGATTAAATGCTTGTGTCATTATGCTGCCCCTACTGCGTCAAAAGTTTGTTGAACAAGAACTGTTGTGTTGTTAGTCGGTGTTGGTATTAGCGTGTAACTGCCTATGGCTGTAGTGTAGTCTGTGCCTTGCACATACAAGCAACCATTTCCATACAAATCAAAGTAAGAAGCTGTGTAAGAATAGTTGTATATCGGAACGCCATTTGCTGTGTACGTTGTAACTGATGTTGGCAATCCATTAGGTACACCTGACAAGTTTGGATTCCATTGTATTGTTGTCAAATTACCGCTTGCAGTTGCTGGAAAGTTATTAACTGTGTTGGCAACTAAATCATAATCTTGGTCATTGACTACTGTACCGTTAAGAAACAATAACTCTAAACCTGAAACATATTGAAATGTTGTTGGCGTAAAAGTTGATGCCGCAGTTAACGTATTAGTAAATCGACTAAATGAACGATAAGTAGAACCTGAAGCAATTTTGCGATAAACAGAATTGCCAGCCGTTGCAGTAAATGTCGCAGTAAACACAATTTGCTTAGTCACATAGTTAATTGAGGAAACCGTAAACTCTGCGGGTGCTGTAACTGCTGTTCCCGTGCCTGTGCCAACGCCAGTTGCTTTAAATACCAATCCAATAGTATTTGATGCCGCGCCAATTAAAGTGAAATCAGTTGTTCCTATAAAACTGATTTGATATGTTGTGCCAATAACAAATGAACCAGCCGTAATTGTTGTTGTGCCTAGAGTATTTCCAAATGTTAATTTGTCGCCATTTTCAACCGAAAAGTGTGGCAAATTTGTGTATGTCAAAGTTGTTGTGCCTGTGCCACTTGAATAAAGCAAACCACTATCTTGATAAAAATTACCTGATGCGACAGACCGCATAGAAGTTATGGTTATAGTATCGCCAACAGTGCAAGCCGTGCCAAGCGTCACAGTAGTATTATTTTCTGTGTATTCAGTTGTATCAAGTAATACACCATTTTTAAACACTAAATCCATGCCTGTGATGTAACCAGCTTGCCTTGCTGTTGGTGTAAAAACTGTTTGGCTTGCGGTAGCTGTAAATTGTTGCGATGTGTAATAAAAATTATCAGGCGGTGTTACTCCAACCACACGACCATAAATGTCTATCGTTAATTGTGCAACTGAAGCCGTATATGTTTGTGGGCCACCAAAGTTAAGAAACTGTGCAAGTGAGCCAACCATTGTTCCATCAGGATTGTTGGCAATAGCAATTTGTCCTGAACCGACAGATGTTGTACCTGTGCGTGTCAATTGACCAGTGCGAACATCAAGATCAATGTAGTTTGTTCCATCAGGTAACGCAGACCACAATGAATTATCAAATGTAGATTGTGGAACATACGCCGCAGTCGATGACACATAAGCGGCTGGCGCAGTACCAAAACTAAATTTTCTACCTGAACGATTTATATAGCAAAGTTTATTTGTCGTACCAAATGTTGGTTGCGCCAAAAACCATGTGTAATTTGATGCTGTTGAACTGTATGTGGTTGATGTTGAGTTGTACAATCCATAGTAATTTTTACCTGTGGGTGATGATGAAATGTTTGTACCAACAAGGTCATCACCATACGCCACAATCAAATATTGGTTTTGATATGTAAATGTGGTTGGTCGCCATTGAAATACTGATGATGCTGAACTGTAAATACTTGAGCCAAGACCATTCACCATGCGAATGAAGAAATACCAATTGCCAGCAGGAATATCAGACAATGTAATTGTCAGTGCGGTATTAGGTGAATAAGGGTTGCCATCAGATGCAATGGCAGATGTGCCAGCAAATATGCGTTGTGATGTAGTCGGGCTTGCGTATGCGGAATACCATAACTCTACATAGTCAACAATACCAGCCGATGAAGTATTGGTGTTGACAATAAAATAAGGGTTGGCGGCATTGGGATAATTTGCGGCAACCGATGGAGTTGGAATTGTGCCAAAAGTCAATGGTGATGCTAGTCCAGTATTTGGTGATGGTGTGAATTGGGTTATATTTATATCGTCATAAACCGTGCTGTTGTATTCGGTCAGCATCAAAGTTGCAGTAATTGTTCCATCTGCACCAAAATTTTCTGTGACTTTGGCAATTCGGAATAACTTAGCAGACCAACCATAATTTGTATTGGTCAATGAAACAATGTCGCCAGCTTCTAATTGCAAACCGACATAATCAATGGTTAACTGAATTTGCAAATCTTCACGACAAGCTTCCAAGAAACGATTGGCAAGGTATTGGGCGCGAACATCATTGTTGACCAGCGGCAAGCTGATGGATTGTTTATTTACAGGCTCATTTGGATAAAGCAAAGACGGATTAATAACAGCAAGATTAAAAGTTGCAGAATTAAAACTGTCTTGTGCCGAACTGTCTGGGAATTTAACTTCAGCAATATTGAATGATGAAGCAATGTCTAAAGGCGTGACATTAATTGAACCAATGATGTTGCTGTCATCAAGTGCCATTGCAACAGAATAGGTTGGGCTTTGAACTACCACGCCCCATGTGTTTGTGATTTCGTTATAACGTAGTAAGCAATCACAGCAAGTAGCCATGTATTGCAAATTGGTCATGATGGGTTGCTGAGTATCCAAAAGGCCATCAAAGCGGAATCTTTGCGGCAATGTGCTACTGCCGCTGGAATAATTTGTATATGTAAATGTTTGATTGCAATAAGCGTTAAGTGCGGTAAGGCTGGTGCTGTTGATGTTTGCCGCAGGAATTGCCGCACCATAGCGAGTGGAAAACAGGTAATCGCTGAGGCAATCGCCGGGCGCATATCTTGAATTGGTAACTTGAAACTTAGTCTGCTGAATGCTTGTTAAGTTTGCACTTGCTGAATATCTAATCTTGATAATTACAAATGCACAATTGCTCATCAACTTGGTGGTATTCCATTGATAAACAAGATTGGTATTGCCCATGACTTGAGGACTGTATGCATAGAAACTGCTGTTGGTCGGATTGGTTGAACCGTTTTTGTAAAAATAGAATTCCAGCTTGCCAGACACTGAGTAATCATAAAGCCCTGTGGACTCATCCAACAGTGAAGCCACCACATAGCCTGTGCCATCAAAAATAACCCGTTTGCCGCCCCAATAGACGTTACCAAAGGTAATTGTGTCTGGTGTGCCGCCGTTTTCAGTATTGGTAACTTCACACAAGGCAAGGCAGTAATACAGGTTTTGGTAATCGCTGGTAATTGATAAATCAGTTATTGTGCCGCCTGTATAAGCCGCGCCATAAATCACGGGTATCTTGTTGTCACCAGCAGGAGGGATTTGAACGCGACTGCCGGGGTTGAATTGATCGCCGCCTGTGGAATTTAAATTTGAATCAACAGAAAATTGTTTTGCAATAATTGATGAAGCCACCATATTGATGGCAAACGCCGTCGCAGTCGCCGCCCACCCTGACAACGAAGTAAAAAATGTGGCAACAATTATTGAACCGGGCATTATTTAATCCAAGTTTCTTCCAGCTTTTCAAAACCGAACTTTTCATACGATAAGTCGGGGCTGTTGATCATTTTACTGAGACTGAAAAAATGTATGCGGTTTTCTTGCTTCCATTCTTCACATTGCTGAAGATAAGCGTGAAGCAATCGGTGGGCAAACTTACCACCTCGATGTTCCTCATCAATCCAAAATGCAATCTCACTTACTTGGGTTACTTCTGGATTCCAAATGTTTGGATGCTGTGCGGCAACCACCATGCCAACAGGGTCATCATCTTTGATGG